TGACTGGCGGTGGAGCTTTCGACCCCAATCAAAACTTCACCAACTTCTTCTATCGCCCAGCAAGCAGAACGCGCACAGCAAACAGGATGCGCAACTTCGGTCCGCAAGCACCGCCAATTGGCGACGATCAGATTCCGCCAGACGGTGGAATCAACGATCTGAGACCGCAGACTCCTTCCGGGACAAGCGATCGTTTCTTGGAGATGATCGAGAAGAACACAGGCGATCAGCTCACACAGCAAGAGATCATGATCACGGAAATGCGTGCTCAGAATCCTATGCTCAACGAAGCTATCATGGCAGCGCAAGATCCTGCGACATCGGAAGACCAGTTCGGCGCAGCACTAGACACTATCTCACAAGTTGCCAAAGAGCAGCGGAACATAGACACAGCCCAAAGCCGTTTCATTGCAGACGGATTGGACTCGATGGCCAGTGAGATGGCGGGTGGGCGTGGCTTCACGCAACAGACGCAAGACCCTATCGGCCAAGCTACGCAGTTTGCGCAAGGTGCCCTGGGCTTAGTAAGCGATGGCTTCAAAATCGTTGACGCAACACTGAAGTCAATTGATTCTGCAGCCACCATCAGTCAGACGGTGGTTCGCGGAATCAAAGACACAGAAGACATCAACAAGATCGTCGATGAGATCCAGAGCTTCATCACTCTGGCAGCAACTGTTTCACAAACAGTTTCAGACGGACTAGCTTTCGCCGGTCAAATCGCAGGTGCCAGTGGCGGTATGGACGGTGGTGGTGCGAGTGGAGCACTACAAGCAGCTTCTGCGATAGCAGGTGTTGTGACTTCGGTAATCTCAACGATCAACGGCGTCATAGATCTTGGACAAGAAGCATACAAGATCGGCACCAAGTACCTTGGCAGAACTCTGAGCTACATGGTTGGTGGCGGCAATGGTTCGCTCATGGGAGACATCAAGTTCTTGTTGGATCAGAACACGAATGAGCTCAAGACATGGAGTGGCGACAGCCCTCAAGACAAGAGAAGCTTTGCTGTTCCGAGCTGGTTACAGATGGGCAACAGTCCTACAGATCAGCAAGGAAAGATCAGAGACCTCAACATGTACATTGGTCCTGGCACCGATCCGAACGAAGCTATGAACGCTGCCATGTGGTCTATCAAGACAGACTCGAACGGAGTGTACAGCAACAGTGGCTATTAATGTGAATCTGATACCTGGACAGTATCAGATAGGAGATCTTGTCTTCGGAAGGAACACAGTTTACCCTGTCAATTCTGTTGAGGTGCAAGGGTATAACGTCCAGGCCCAAGACTCTCAGATGATCCGCTCAGACGAGATTCAGTTTGGGTTCGATAACTTTCAGCCAGCACCGATCATCTTTGAGATAGGCGTGCTAGACTTCAGAGCTATCCCCAACATGGCAGGTCTTGTAGGTTCAGCTACATTCGGCACAGGCGCGACAGACCAAGCTGTCAACACTCTCGCACAAGCTTGGCGCGGAGAAGGTGTTCGAAAGTCTTGGGGCGAGATGATGGAGCTGAAGTGCTGCCAACGTGATGGCACAGTTGTTGTCTGGTACGGAAGACCAAGGAAGTTCCAAGTAAGCAAGAGATCTCGCAAGAGCAACTACATGGTTGTGAATGCAGAGTTTCAGCGAGCAGACACATTGTGCTACAGCAACACTGAGAACATCACTCAGATCCTGAAAAGCGACAACCCAACATACATCACCCGCTCAGGCGCACAATCTGACACATGGCTGCGCATCATTGGCTATGGTCCGCTGACCAGGCCGGTAATCACCATAGGCAGTCAGCAAGTAGATCTTGACATCAGCGTGGCTGCTGGTGAGGCTTTCGAAGTCAGCTCGTATCCTTGGTCTCGTCGCGCTATCAAGTCAGACGGCAGCAACATCTCTGCCAAAATGATTGGGGATACACAGTATTTAGACAGGCTTGTGCTACCCGCTAACCAATCAACAGCAGTACGATGGACTTCAAGTGAGCTCAATACTTGGATCCCAGACCTCAGCAATGCTGCTTGGTCTGAGACAATCCAAGACATGCCGACGAGCACCTTCGGACAGTACTACAAGATGCCAAGCACATTCACGACGATTGCTGGGACACCAGTAGTTCGCTTCGACGCCTTGAACTTTGGATCATTCAGATTCCCATTCGTAACACCATCAAAATACCTCAGCGGTCCTGTACTTGGCGGTATCGCAGCCACTCTGTACAACGCAAAGACATACACAAGCAACTTACAGCACTGCGAAGCTCGCATCGTTGAACCTTTCGGCGGTCGATCTGCAATAGTAATCATGAGCAACTCAACCATGACCAACTATGTGATGCTCGAGGTGACTTCAGGTTTGGGAAACAACTGGCTCAAGATCCGTAACGGCACAGCCTACAACGGTCACGGAACTGTTCGTGCTTCTTGGCAGAATACGAACGCATTCGGATGGGCTGAGACCGACACAGTGGGCATCACATCTTCTCTAGACTCTGTCTCCGGCAAGCACAAGTACACTGCATACCTCAACGGAGTTGAGAGAGCATCATGGATCGACACAGGATCTGTAGTATCAGTTGGAGCATCAAATCGTATGCAAGGCTTCATCTTTGACCTTGACAACAACTTGCTCAAGCAAGGTACTGGATTCAAAAATATCGTCGCATATGACAAGGCCACTGTACTCACACCCGTAGGCAGTGTTTACGTTATGTGGCGGAATGCATTCCCAGGTGCCGAATGACAGACTGGGTGAACGACAAGTTCCGATTCATCATACAAGAAGCGCGCACTAACAGGATCCTGTCATACGACTTGCCTGTCAACGCGCCAAAGGTCATGCGGAAGCTCAGCGGACCATGCATGATTGAGTTTGAGATCGACTACAGAGACCCCAGAATTCAAGACCCCGACACTGGTGAGCCAATCTTGTTTAAGCCGTGGGGACATTGGTGTCACGTTGAGTACAACTATCGTGGTCAACGCAAAATCTTCGCTTCTGGAATCTTCAAGCCTTCTGAAGTTGATCCAAAGACAGGTATGCTGCGAGCTCAGTTCGAGGGATTCTCAGGCTACGCAAAAGGAATGCCTTGGCTACAGAACTGGAATCCGATCGCGGTTGATCCATTCGAGATCGTCAACAAGATCTGGACACACCTGCAGTCTTACAACAGCGGAACAGGTAATCTAGGCGTCACACCGTACTCTTTGGGAGTTGATGGTGTCACCAAAGTTATTCCGCCAGTTAGCAATACGCAGATGCTGCCAGGCTTCTCGTTTGATGGCCAGACATTCAATCTTGAGTTCTTCGCAGTTTTCATCCGTGCTGTAGACTTCACAGACTGTGGCGACTACATCAACAAGATCGCTAGAGACGTGCCCTTTGACTACTTCGAAGACTCTGAGTGGAACTCGACAAGAACGCAAGTCAACAAGTATCTGCGGTTGGCCTACCCAGAAGGTGGAGTCTTCCAGTCTGCGCTGTCATTCAGGCTGAACGAGAACATCTTTGAAGCCAAGAGCCGTATTGAGTCAGAGATTGAATGGACTTCCGACATTATTGTGCGCGGCTGGTTCCCAGGCAAGGTGTACAGCAAAGAGCTCACCAATGCTGACGCAAAGCGTTACCGCAGAACAGTTTTGGAAGAAGATGTAAGGATCAACTCTGAAGAGCGCGCTCAAGCATGGGCTGGCCGTCAGCTTACCAGAAGGCAAGTCCCAAGCTACTGGCAGTCGATCATCGTCAACATGTACCATCCGAACGCGCCATTCGGCAGCTATGACGTTGGCGACACGATTCGAGTTCAAGGTATCATGCCATGGGTGGGCAATGTAGACCAGCTACACAAGATCACTGCTATGAGCCTTGACTTGTCAACTAACACAGCAGAGTTGATCTTAATGGCAGAAGGTGCGTTCAACTACGATCCGATCTTCTTTGATGGCGTGAATGCGAACCTTGTGAGCAATCCGAGCTTCACCAGCAACGCAACTGGATGGACTGCACTTTATGGAACTTGGTTCAGAGACTCGACATTCGGAGCCACCAACGCCGGTTCGCTCAGAGTTACTGCCAACGCTCAGAACAAAGAAGTCACAACAGAAGCGATCAGCGTATCGGCCAGAGACCGTGTTTCGGCCAGCTGCTCTGTGTACTGGCAAGATGCGCGTTCTGTTGACACCAGTTCGCCTATCAGGATCAAGGCAACTGCTTACAACTCAATTGGCCTTGAAGTATCAGAGGTTATCTTTGACTCTGTTCTGCAGCCAGAAGGAGACGCTGAATCATGGCTGTCGTTAAGCGGCAGATGGACTGTGCCTTCTGGCGTCACGAGCATCAAACTTCAACTGCAAGTTACGAATTCAATGCAGGTAGGAGACATCTGGTTTGACGATGTCTACGTCAGCAAGTATCCGCTACCCTAGCTACAGGTGAGTCATGGCATACGAATACGAGTCCAAAGAGACCAGAGTCCTCAAGACGATCGATAGCAGTCGCTATCCTGACTCTAACAAGGACTTCGAGAAGAACATCCGTAGGCTCAACAGTTCTGTCGACTACATCTCGAGCTATATGCGAGTGATGCAGAAGGGAATTGATGATGCTAACAAGAGCTTCATCGAGCAGATCCAGTCTTTCATCAATGACCTAATCGTGCTGTTCGCTGGCGGTGAACCGACTGGCATAGAGATCGGCGATCTCAAGTACATCATCCAAGCTATCGGTGCACTGTTCGGATTCAACGGAGTTTTCCCGGTAAACCTCATCAACGCTGCAACACACTTCTTCAACGCTTACCTCGGAGGAATCGTTCAGCTAAGTGATCTGATCTTCGACGCCATCGAGGCCTGGATGCAAGATCTTATCACGAACATGGGGAACATCCCGATAATCGGTGGTGCCATAACAACTTTGGCGACATTTATTGTCAATGCATCGAATGCTGCTCAAGAAGGAATACAAGCCGCAGCTGATGCCTTCGCACACGCCGGTGAGATCATCGATCTGTTCTTACAATCTTTGGGTGTGCCGACGTTCTCCGATATTCAGACTTGGTTCACCAATCTGTTCCAAGGCTTCTTCAACGGAGTCGACTTCGGCGATGGCTTTGACCTTGCTGATGCTGCGACAGTCTTCATCAATGTCGTTCTAGCGCCAGTGAATCTACTTGCGAAGCTCGTGAGTGGCTTGGTTCCGCAGATCAACATCCCGTCGTTCGATGCATCCAAGATTACCAGCGGAACGTTCGGAACGAGTTACATCCCCAATCTTGATGCTGGCAAGATCACCACAGGACGCTTCGCAAGAGGAACGATTCGAGGAACAGACTTCTCAAATCTAGTGGAAGACGGTGGCTTTGAAGACGGCTCGACGATAATCGGATCTGGCACCGTTGTAACGATCGCAGACCCGCCAAATGGCGGAACCAAAGTCTTGAGGATGACTTCTACAGGTGCGATCCTTGATGCCTTACTTGCACCGACAAGCATACCAGTCGCAGTAGGAGAGACCTATTACGGCGAGTGCTTCGTTCGGAAAACTACCA